TCTACCAGCAGAAAGGCTGGAGCGGGATCAGCGGATACGCCGTGCGGCGCCTGGTGGAGAACAAGGTGGTGCCCGCCTACGCGCCCGTTCTGCCGCGTGACCACCAGGCCATCGTGGATGAAATGATCAAGCTGCGCTCGCTCGAAGTGCCTGGCATTTCTCTGGAGACCATGCAGAAGGATCTGGGGCGCGACTCCGGTGAAGTGGAGCGCATTATCGAGGAGCTGCAGAGCGAAGAACTGCATCCCAAGCCGGAAGTCAAGCAGATCAACGATGGCGGCGATCCCGCCAACAAGCCGGAACAGAAACGCGCCGCCGAGAAGGGCAAGGCTATGCCGCAGCCCAAGAAGGAGGACAAGTGAAACTGATCCGTCCTGTCCCCGAATCCTATCCCGTCACCCAGCGCTTCGGTGAGAACCCTGCCTGGTATCCCGCGACCAAAGGCCACAACGGCATTGACTACGGCGTTCCCGAGGGGACCCAGGTTGTGGCCGCCGCTCCTGGCCAAGTCATCCGCGCCGAGCTGGACACTGAGACCGCCCAGAATCCCAAGAAGGGCTACGGCTATCACGTGCGCATCCAGCACTCAGATGGCTCCACGGCCATCTACGGCCACCTGTCCAGGATCCTGGTCAAGACCGGCCAGCTGGTCAACGCGGGTGATCCAATCGCCCGGTCCGGCAACACCGGCTGGTCAACCGGCCCGCACCTGCACTTCGAAATTCGCCTCGGGGCGTCCATCACCACCAGTGTGGATCCCGACAAATACGCCGGTTATCTTCCGGCGCCGGAAGTAGAGCCAGACCCGATCCTGACCGCCAGGATCACCCGAGACGGCGCCGGCCTGCGTGTGCGCTCCGCTCCCTCCACCTCGTCCGCGATTGTGCGCTATCTGAGCGAGGCTGACACGCTGAATGTTTCCGGTATCGCCGGTCGAGACGCCTGGCTGAAAGTCGACGACGGCTTCATCTTCTACGATCCCGATTGGATCGATCTTACCCCTGCCGAGGACTGACCTTTGAAAATCATCTTTCCTACCGACGAACACTACCCCTTCCAGGACGAGAGCGCCATTGAACTGGCCATGCAGATCGCGCACGATTTCGATCCCGATGTGCGTATTGCTGGATCGGATGGGGTGGACTTTTACGGCATTTCCGATTTCGACATCGATCCGACGCGCAAGATTTTCACCGAGATGCAGGAAGAGATCGACCTGTGGCAGGCTGGGCAGCGCGCCTGGAAGGACGCCACGCCCAACGCCCAGGCCAGATACCTGCCAGGCAACCACGAAGATCGCCTGCGCCGCTACCTGTGGAACCACCCGGAGATTGCCGGGTTGGATGCCCTCAAGCTAGAGAACCTGCTGGACCTGGAAGGTCTGGGGATCCAGTACGACGGGCGGCCGTACGAAACGGCCGAGTACGTCTTCTTTGACAAGCTGGTCATCCGGCATGGCAAGTTCGTGCGCAAGGTTGCCGGGGCTTCCGCCTTGGCGGAGCTGACCTACGAACGCCACACCATGTCGACCTGCACCGGCCACACCCACCGCGGCGGGACTACCTACGCCACCACCCGCGGCGGTCTCAAAATCGCCCAGGAATGCTTCTGCCTGTGCCGGCTTGACCCGCATTACGTGTCACACCCCGACTGGCAGCAGGGCCTCGTCCTCATCGATGTGAGCGAGGACCACCTGGACATCGAAGCTGTCCCGTTCACCGATTTCCGGCGCCGCAAGGTGGCTTACTGGCGTGGAAAGGAATACATCGCGTGATGAGCGTAGAAGAACTGGAAGCTCTCCTATCCAAGTTAGAGACTCTGGAGCGCATGCTGCGAAGCGTGTCTGCGGAGATCGAAGAAATCAAAAAAGAACTGAAAGAAGAAGGAGTTCAAGAATGAGCGATACGCAAGAGACCCCTGTCGAGCAGCAACCCTCTGGGCAGCAGGTCGACTGGCAGGCGCGCTACACCGGCCAGCAGGCCAAGTTGCAGCAGCTGTCTGAGACCAACAAACTGCTTACCGATCAACTGGCGACCGCCAATTCGACGATTGCCCAGCTGCAGGCGCAGTCAGGCGTCCACGAAGCCGAGCGCACGCAGGCCCTTGGCCAGAAAGACCAAACCATCCAATCCCTCACCCAGGAGAACCAGACTCTCAAGGCCGAGAACGCGCGGCTCAATGCCGTACAGGCCAAGCTGGCCGCGATCAAGAAGCTGAACCGCCCTGATTTGATCAGCGTCATGGATGCCATTCCGGCGTCGGATGATCCCGTCGCTCTGGAACAGGCTTTCACCTCCATGGCGAGTTACGCCGATTCCCTCGTCCGTGTTCGTGAGCAGCAGCTCATGGCCGGTATTACCCCGACGGGCGGCGGCACAAGCGTGGCGCAGCAGGCATCACCCTCCACGAGCAAAGGCTGGGAAGACTACGTCAACAGCTTGACCCTCGGGACGCCAGAGCGCGCCAAGGCCCTTGATGACTGGGGCAAGTGGGTAGGGACCCATCCCAACGAATAAGGTGATCCACTATGGCTAACGACTTTTCCACCGGTACGATGTGGTCAGGGAGTCTCCCTGCCGCGCAGCGCACGTATTACGAAGCGATCCTTCAAGATACGCTGCGCACCAAGTCGATCATGGTCCCGTTCTGCGCTGTGAAGGAAGACTTCGCCGCGAAGGCCACGGGCCTGATCAATTACTCCGAGGTGTTCGACACCGAGCCCAACTGGAACCCGCTCTCGGAGCAGGACGTCTGGCTGCGCGGCGCGCACCTGGACACCCGCTCGCAGACGATCTCCCTGGAGATCCATGGCGATACGCTTAAATTTAGCGATTACGCCGAGATCGTGCAGTACCTCAACAGCGGCAACCTGGCCGGCCTGATGCGCAACAAGATTGCGCAGAATCAGATCGACATGCTCGACGTCCTGGCCCGCAACGCCTTCCTGACCCACCCGAACAAGCAGTACGCCGGCGGGCTGCGCGCCAACCGCGAAGCCATCCTGGCCACGGACCTGTTCGATCCCGACTTCACAGAGCTGGCCCGCACGCACCTGGAAGAAGCCGAAGTTCCCGGCGTAGTGGCCGTGCAGGACTCGGATGTCCAGACCATCGTGTGCGCGACTACGCCGCGCGTGATCCACGATATCCGCACCGCCGCTGGCTCGAACTGGCTGGAAGTCAACCAGTACGCCGGCAGCACCCGCAAGTTCTCGGGCGAGGCTGGTACGTGGAACGGTGTGCGCTTCATCCGCACCAACCGCCTGATGCTGCGCAACCACGGCGCTGTGGTCGACCAGACCACGCTGACCGCCGCGACCGTGCCCGGTCAGGGCGCTGCCGCCACGGTAGACGTGATCTACTCGGTTGGCCAGGCAGGCTCCACGCGCACGATCCCCGTGGCGGACGTGACCGGCCTGGTGGTCGGTGACTACGTCACCATCCACTCGCAGGCTGCTGGCGAAGGCGCTGGGCATCCCCCGGTGGAATCGGACGGCACGCAGGAAACCCGCCGGATCGTCGCCATCGGCGCCGGCACGCTGTCCTTCGACCGCCCGCTGCTCAAGCCGCACGCCAGTGGCGACTTCGTCACCAAGGGCGTCAACATCCACAGCTCGATCTTCATGGGCGGCCCCGCGGTCGTCTATGCGGTCGGCGAGCGGCCCACCCCGGTCCTGCCTCCGAAGTTTGATGACCTGATGATGGTCAACCGCATCGGCTGGCGCGGCTTCCTCAAGTTCCAGATGTTCCGCCCCGAGTACATCGAGGTACACGAGACGTCTGGCTCGGTCAACTAATTCGAGGTGACGATGGAAACGTGGCGCTCGCTGCTGGCTGATATTCGCGCTGATCTGCAGGATCTGTCCGAGAACCCGCGCTACAGCAACCAACTGCTGTGGACGTACGCGAAGGACGCGATCCGGGATTATTCGCTCTGGTTCCCGCTAAGAGTAGACCGGCTGGAGCTTGTCCCCATTGAGGGCAAGTACCCCCTACCCCAGAACTACGTCGAGGATATTCAGGTCGAATGCCCGGTGGATACCCTGCTGGAGAGACGGCGCGACCGCCCAGGCGCTCGCTACGCTGCGTCCCCGCACTACTACGCCATCCAGGGGGGGAACCTGTATATCGCAGGTTCTCCCTCCGGGGTGTTTCTCACTTACCTGGCCGCGCACCCGGTTCCGGCGTCGGATGTGGATCTGGACTTCGTCCTGACCGTTCCAGACACCGACATCGAATTGATCCGGCTGTACGTCAAGGCCAAGATCCAGGCTCTTACCCGCGGGCGCCAGGCCAACCTGGACCGCTTCAAGTCCAACGGGCAGCGGGATGATAACCCCCTCGCCCCCGAGACGCTGAGCCTGATGGATGAGTACGAGAAGAAGATCTCCGAACGGATCCCCGGTGGGTCCGTGACGCTGTACCGCGTTGGGAGGATGTCGTGAAAGGGATCCATGAAGCAGTCATGGAACACCTGCAGGCGCGCCTGGAGCGCGACCTGATCACGGCGGTGAACGAGGATCCCGGCGCGAAAGGCTCAACGGCTGCCGGCATCGTCATTCAGGGCCCCTTGCAGGGCGACCCTGACCCGGACGTAGCGCGCGTGTCCGTTGAGGTCTACGAGAACGACCCCGAACAGAATGGATCAGGAGCGGATGCACTCTCCTGGTACGACAAGATCGAGGAAGTCGAGATCGGAGGCGAGATTACCTGGCGGCGCTGTTTCACCGTCAAGATCCGCTGCCTGCTCGACATGACCCGCGAGAGTCTCGATGAGGCTCGCAAAGTGGTCTCGGCGGTCCGCAGCCGCGCCGAGCTGTCGATCTTGCGCATGAGTTTCCACGGTGTGCGCGCCGATACCGGCGAATACGTTTCCAGAGGGGTCTTCTCGGATGACATCGCCAGCGAGGTCAAGCAGTCCGGCGGTCCGCCCGACTCGTACGATTTCATGATCAAAATCCGCTTCACCCTACTAACCACGCTGAGCGCACTGGAGCGCTCAGAGGAGTAAAACTATGGCTTCTTCCGAACGCTCTCTCCTGGGTTTCGCCCGGCAGACGGCCAAAGGCGCGCCGAACGTCACGGACAACGCCTTCAAGTACACCCTGTTCACGCGCGGTTCCGCCGGCGTCCAGTCTCAGGTCGTCCCCCTGGACGATGAGGTGGGCGGCGGCGCGATGCTGCGTGACATGGTCAAGGCCGGCTATCTCTCCACGGGGCAGATGGAGTTCATCCCGCGCCCCGACTCACTCGGCATCATGCTGATGGGCGCGCTGGGCACGGTCAATAGCGCCGCTCACGGCACCGAAGCTGGCGTGTACGAGCACACCTTCACCCTCGACCCCGATCCGGTCGACCAGTTCTCGGCCCCCTACTACACCGCGCGCTTCGCGCCGGGTGGCATGTGGGGTGAGCAGTACCAGGATGCGCGCTTCAACGCCCTGGCGCTGTCCTGGCGCGCGGCCAACTTCGTGCGCGGCCAGATGAGCTTCCTGGGCGGGCAGGCGTCCCGTATCGCCACCCCGACCTGGCTGTCTACGGCGGCCCCGGACACCACGCCGCCCTTCATCACCCCCACCGCCGCCATCGAGCTGCCCACCGGCACGCCCGCCAAGGTGCTCTCGGGCTCCTTCGTGGCTGGCATGGCCATCCCGCTGGATGAGCAGTGGATCGTCGGCGCCTACCTGCCGGACGACTTCGATATCACCAAGCGCACCTACGCGCTGCAGCTGGTGCTCAAGATCGCCGACGCCGCGCTGTACTCGCAGATGACCTACGACCCCGCTGGCGGCAACGCCTGGGTCGCCAGCCTGATGCGCGAGGCGCAGTTCTCGATCAACTTCAAGGGCAATTACCCCGCTTCTGGCGCGGTCGACTACGGGCTGGAGATCTCCGGCAACGGTCAGGCCGACAACGCCGGCAACGTGGTCTGGAGCGCCCAGCCCATCGGGCTGCGCCCCGGCCAGCAGGTGGTCATGGCGGTCACGGGCGTCTTCCTCAACGATAACGCCCACGCCCCGGTCACGGTCAAGCTGACGAACAAAACCGCCAGCTACGCATAAAGATCCACAGGGGCGCGGGGCAACTCCCGCGCCCCACCAACTTCTCTGGAGGCAAACAGATGAACTTCGGCAAATACGTAATTATCGAGCCCGTCACGCACCAGTTCGAGAAAGAACCCAACTGGTTCTGGAAGATCAAGCCGCCCACGTCGGGCGACGAGTACGAGATCAACAAGTTCCTGGTGCAGAACCGGGTCCAGGTTGGCCCAGACAACGTGACGCGCGAATTTCCGCCCACGCACACCGAGATCGCTTACCGCGAGATTGCCCTGCTCTTTGGGGGGACCAACATCCCCGAGGATGAGCGCCCGGTCGAGGATGGCGGCACGCCGGTCATCAAAGACGGGGCCAGCTTGGGTCAGATCGAGGCGGTGCTGAAAAAGATGCCGCACGCGATGGTGATGGAAATCTGGGGCGCGATCGCTGACGCGGTTCCCGGCTGGGGCCCGCACCGCCCAAAAGCGTCGACGCCTCCGACCCAGGAGTCTACGGAAGAGACGAAATAGACCTGGATGAAATGGAAGGGGTCGTCAAGGATGCCATCCTGGAGGAAGACTTCGCTGACCGCATCCTGTGGAACCTGATCGAAATCACCATGGCGGAGATCACTACCGGACGACCCCTGTTCCAGACTTTACGCGAAGAGCCCGTGTTCTACCGCCGCCACTTCCGGCGCTGGGTAGAGGAGGCCATGGGCGAGCGATCCAGGCTGGCGGAACTGGAACAGCGCATACATGACGAAATAAACGGGGTGTAGCGCCTCCCGCAAGGGAACGCCTCCGAGCGCTCACCCCGTTTTCACTGGAGAGCACATGGCCAACAGGGAAAAACTGAGAGAGATTGTACAGAGCGGCGACATCGACAGTGAGTATGGCTTGCTGCGCCAGGGCCTTGCCGAACTCGGCTTGACAATTGAGGAAAGCGGCAGGCCGCTGACAGCTACCCAAGACATTGTCGGCGCGACAATCGCAAAATTCTTTCAGCAAAGCGCGCTTATCCACGGCGGACCGGATATCCTTCCGTCCGAGTTCATGCGCCGAAACCCAGATGTCTACCGACGAATCATGGACGAGCCGGTAGATTGGTCATTTGCCAGAGACGTTTCGTTCGAGAACAACGGCAGCACCGTCAAGTTGGGCGATGTCACCCCGGAGGCGTTCAAGAATCGCACCGTCGGCGACAGCATGCGCTGGCTGGTGTCTAACGTGATGGGCGGTGTGCTGGCCCCATGTCAGACTCTTGATAAGATGGCCGGCGTAAGTACGATGGAAAGTTTCATGACCGGGATCACCGGAGCCATCGCCAATATTCCAAACTACCGCGCTGGAATCGGGAGTTTTGCCAACTTCTTCATTAGCACGGCAGAAAACACCAACCGAGCTTGGCGCAGGGGTGAGGCGGAACTGCTCAAGAACGTCACTTCGATCTCGTCCTCTCCTACTCTCGAGGATGGCACAACTCTGGCAGAACACGGATCCGCGTTCTTCGATGGCGAGTCTCCCGACGAGCTGGTTATGCCTCATGCTCCATACGAACTCATTGGCAAAGGAGCTAATCGCGCCTGGCAGCCCGTCGAGGGCATCGAGAATAAGATGCTGGCCGTGCAGTTTGGCAATGCGAACCGCTGGGGAAACTACACTACCATGTCGGAGATGGACGAGAATGCGTCCACCGTCGTTTTCGACAGTCCCATGACTGGTACACCGCTCGGCAAGGCTGGCGTCAAGGAGGGAGATTTCATCCCCGGCCTTGGCGATCTTCTGCATAACCCTCGGTTTGAGCAGGATCTCGCGGATATCGACGACCAGTTGTGGTCCGGCGGTTCCGTGCGCATGGCGGTCGGATCGATGGTTGATGGGAATCCCGAATTGCGCATGGTCGAGCTGCAAGGCGATGTTCGTCCGCGCCGGGTCCTCGAGCCGGCTGGCGATAAGTATGATTACATCCGTCGGATTGCGAATCGCATCGATCCCGCCTATGGCCTGAACGTTTCCGGCGTCAGAAATGATGTCCCCGAATCCACCTCCTCGTCCTTTTCCGTTCCCACCAACCTGTACACCTCCGACCCCAAGGCCAGGGGCGGCATGATCAAGAATGGCAATGGCTGGAGGATCGGCTCGTTCAGCCTGGGTCCCACCAAAGAAAACCAGTACCAGGTCCAGTTGACCGCGCGTACGATGAACGCGTTTGCCGATGCGCTGCCAGAATACAAGCAATTGCTCAATAAGAAGAGGTTCGCCGAATCGCCCGCTGGGCAGGAGCTGGACAGGAACATCAACCTGCTCAACGATGCCATCAATCATATCAGTGAAGTGACTTTTGGCCGTAATGACCGCTCTGTGGTCAGTGGCGAGGACTCTATCGGCGCTTTTGAATCCTGGGTTGCTTCGCGTGAACGCGTGCCTAATCATGGCGTCAATGGGCCACTTAGCCGCCTTCAACTGCAGCGCGCCGCCGCACTCGCCAAGGAGACTGGCATCAATATTGATACCGAGCAGCTGATGGGTGTCGCTTTGACAAGCGATGAACCCACTCCTGCGCGATTTGCGCCTACCAAGAGCCTGTCTCCTATGATTCCTAACAGGCCAGTTGGTACGGGGCTTCGCGATCCATATCTGAGCCATAAACTGCACGGGAAAGAAGCGATCCAGGGCGTGATGAATGATTGGGCAGAGAATCCCCCGACCCTCGCCCAAGCGCGCGCCAATTTCTCCAATTGGCCATGGAGCGTGGAGCATACTGGCGAGTTTTTCCTGGACGAGTGGACGTCTCGTGTTTCGCCTCCCATAATGGTTGCTCACCACGAGGATGGCGGCCCCATCGTTCCAGCAATGAACTACGCTTTTCATGAAGGCGACGGGAGTTATCCGGTCATCGCCCGTGACGCGGAAAATATGCCTTTTGTGGTCGGTTCGGCTGACCTCCAACCGGTCGGTTCGGATTCTCGTTTTTCCCACATTCCTTATTCCGGCGGTTCTGGCTCGACCTATCATCAGATCCCCACCAATAGGGACCCGCGAATTGTAGGTCGCGTCTTAGACAGGGAAGTCAACATACCGCTGGCTCCTTCGCGTCTCGTTGACGCCGCACCGGGTGGACCAAGCGATCCTGGGGCCGCTC